ATTTGAATTATTCTAAACGAATAACACCTACAACTATTGCTAAAGAGTGTAATTCGTCAGTATGTAAATCGAAAGGATCGTAACTACTATTATCTGAAACTATTAAAATATGGTTTTCTAGTTTAGATTTTTTTATACGCTTAATCATTGGCCCTTGGATTGTATCTAAAACATAAACTTTGTTCCACTGAAAAAAGGTGTCTAACGGGAGTTTTTTACATGCAACAATATCTCCACTATTATATTTTGGGTACATACTGCTTCCTTTTACTCGAATCATAAACTCAACATTTAACTCATCAAACTCAGGCACTATATACATGTCTGTTTCGTAATTCATTATTTGTGTATCTCCATTACCAAAACCTGCCATGGCATCTAAAGGAATTAATGGAATGCCTTTTTCTTTCATTTTAGATAATGATTTATAATGAAATTCTTTCATTTTAGCCTTCCTAGATTGGCTTCTGTTTTTTAATTCTTCATCTGATAGGTGGCTATAATTTTTAGTCATTTCGCCTTCTCCTGTTAAAAGCCAGTCTAATGATAAGTCTGGATATAATGATGAAATTTCAACAATAGTGTCAGAATTTAAACCTGATTTTTTTGACTTCCCTCTAAAATTAGAATAAGAAATGTTTGTTTTTATAAAAAAATCTTCTCTTTTAATTCCTTTATAATCAACATATTGAAGAACTCTGTCTTTTACTGATGTCATTTTTTTGTCATTTTATTTGTTTTATGATGAAATTTCATCATATATTTGTTCCATCAACAAGAACCATTAAAACAATGAACAAATCTACGAATAAAAGAAACAATTACAATATTCAAGTTGTTGAGCGCTTGTCAAAAAAGTACGACGTAACAAAACGTTTTGTAACAATGGCTTTGCGTGGCGACCGTAACAGCGAAACTGCTGGGCATATTAAAAAGGATTATAAAAGATTAGTTAAACGCGTAGAAAGCGCATTAAATCACTATTAAATTTAAATTAAATGTACGATTACGTAGGAACAGTATTATGTGTGGAAGGTGGTTGGCTTTATGAGGCTGGAATAATGTCTTTTAGTATGTACAAAAAATTGAACAAGCTCTTTTCTTATAAGAGAAGAGGCGGAAATGGTAGAACTGCTCTAATAGAATATGATAGTATTCCACAACGTTTTAGAGACATTATAGAAAATCAATTTGGTAACCCTCACATTACCCAACGCAAATCAACATTTAACAAGTATTTAGAAACTGATCAAGAAGCTCAAAAATATTTTAATAACTACACACTTGATTCAGGTACAGCCTTACCTGATAGAAACATAAAAGAATATACTGCCAACGCATCTGTTTTAAATGCAATTTTTACAGTTACTACAAACCTTATAGCCAAGCGTAGAACCCTTGGCGGATCTAAAGTTAAGATTTGGGATAAAATTACTGCAGTTGTACAGGATTTACCAAAACACACCTATCCACATACATTACCTGTTAATGAAAGAAGATTAAAGCAGCGATTAAAAAAATACAAGACTGAAGGTTACGAAAGTTTAATTCATAAGAATTTTTGTAATCGCAATTCTGAAAAACTTTGTGAAGATGCTAAAGAATGGATTTTTGCTCGTTGGTGTGATAGGGTAAAAAAAGTATCAACTATTGAACGCCTTTTTGCAGCGTATAACCGTGAATGTGAAAACAACGATTGGAAGCCTGTAAAAGATTCAACCTCTATTCGTAATTACTTGTATCGACCAGAGATTGAAAATTTATGGCATGGTTACCGATACGGCGAATTAAAATCTAAAGAAAAATATACCTACCAACATACTACTCAAATGTCGAGTATGCGTGATTCACTATGGTATAGTGATGGTACAAAATTGAATTTCTACTATTTAACTGAAAGTGGTAAAAAAGCAAAAATGCAGGTGTACGAAGTTATGGACACATTTAGCGAAGCATTTTTAGGGTACCATATTTCAGCATCTGAAGATTATGATGCTCAATTTCAATCATATAAAATGGCGGTTCAAATTGCGGGCCATAAACCTTATGAATTGAAATTTGATGGCCAAGGTGGTCATGGTAAATTGAAGGCTGGTAACTTTTTAAACAAACTCTCAAAATTCGCTACAAAAACACAACCATATAATGGTAAATCAAAAACCATAGAAAGTGCCTTTGGACGTTTTCAAACACAAATAATGGCGGAACTGTGGTATTTCACAGGTCAAAACATAACTGCTACAAAAGAGCAATCTAAGGCTAATATGGAATTTATACTAGCCAATGAAAAAAGTTTACCAACTCTTGAAGAGGTTAAAACTGAATACTTGCGATGTAGAATGGAATGGAATGATTCTAAACATCATGAAACCGAAATTCCACGAATGGAAATGTACTTCAATAGCGATAATCCCGAAACTCCTGAGATTACCATGCTTGATATGATTGACTTGTTTTGGATTACTCGTGAAAAGTCTGTTACCTGCACACCTTACGGAATTTCATTTAAAGAAACGAAAGCAAAAACCAAAACTGACAAGAAAAAGACCACAACCTACCAGTACGCTGTTTATGGTGCTGATGGATTGCCTGACTTTGAATGGCTAGCAAATAATGTTGATCGTAAATTTTTTATCAAATATGATCCTAGCGATCGTTCACTTATCTACTTATACACTAAAGATGCACTAGGCTTGAGACGTGTTGGATCTGCAACTACTAAAGTAGTGGTCCACCGTAACAGACAAGAGCAGGAAGCGTGGGAACAATCTTGGTTACAGCGTGTTGAATACTATCAAAAAATTAACCGAGTTAAGCGTGTTGATACTGTTGAAAAGGTTCTTAAAAAACACAAAATGAGTGCTGAAGATTATGGCCTTAAAAATCCAAAAATTGCAGGAATTAAGAGTACGTACGATAAAAAGAATAAAGCACCTAATACCATAGGGCAGCATCAAAAAGAGTTAAGCAATATGGAACCTGAAATGGAATACGAAGATGCACCAACAGGAAGAAGCAAATATTAATCAATTTAATTTATAATGGAAAATTTACAAAAAAAACAAATTCAAAAGCACTTGATGGAGTATGTCAAACGGCATCCATCGCAAAACAAAGCTGCTACAACTCTAAACGATGTGTCAAGCGCAACAATTTCACAAATTTTAAATGAAAAATGGGATTTAGTTGCTGATAGTATGTGGCGAAATATATCTTCTCAAATCGGTGTAAAATCCAAAGAATGGGTATTGGTTGATACGGTTGATTTTTTAGAAATTCAAGAGATATTATCCGATGCGCAAAAGCAAAGCATGGTCATGAGTTTTGTGGGTGATGCAGGAAGTGGTAAGAGTGCAGCAACGAAGGCATATAAAAATGAAAATAAGCATGTGTATTTGTTGAGTTGTAATGAATATTGGCAAAAAACTGATTTTTTGAATGCCTTGGCAACATCAATGGGTAAGGATGTACGTGGATACAATATCAATCAAATGATGGTTGAGATTATTAAAATTATTAAATCGGTTGAGCGACCTTTAATTATAATGGATGAAGGCGATAAACTAAAGGACCAGGTACTTCGGTTTTTTATAACACTATACAACAACTTAGAAGATCATTGCGGTATTGTTATTTGTGCAACTGATCACTTAGAGAAAAAGATAAAAAGAGGTCTGACTTTAAACAAACAAGGCTATCAAGAAATGTACTCAAGGCTTGGTCGAAAGTTTATACCGTTAGACGGTGTAACTTTTACAGATGTTGATAGTATTTGTAAATCTAATGGCGAAAATTCAGCCAAAAGGATTAAAGAAATATGGAACGATTGCGATCGTGATTTACGTCGTGTAAAACGTTTGATTTTAGCCGCACGATTAGAAAATAAAAAACAACAAAATAGAGATTAATCCCTAACAGCATCAATAAATGCAAAAAATCAAACGTGCAGTATCAGTTGATGAGATATTAAAAAAGAAGTTCATTGAAATACCTTTTACAGGGAAATGGGAAGCATCCTTCGGAATACCAGAACGCTCAGGTGTTTGGCTTATTTACGGATTGAGTGGTAACGGTAAAACCAATTTTACATTGCAATTAGCCAAGATGCTTGCGCTTACCGCTAAAGTAGCATACAACACACTTGAAGAGGGCGCGCGTAAATCATTTCAAATGGCGGTTCGTAGCGCCAATATGAAGGAAGTGGCTCGCAGGTTTGTAATACTTAATCGTGAGCACATGCCTGAATTAAAAGAGCGATTACGGAAGGCAAAAAGTCCGAAAATAATAGTGATTGATTCGTTGCAATATACTGGAATGACAAAGAAAGAGTATATCGAGTTAAAG